ACCGTTCCTGGGTCTGCCTGAAGTGTGCTATTGCCAGCATTTATATCCCTTTGAGATGAAGGAAAGTTTACAACATCTAGCAACGCATTCATTCTTGCACCACTTAATTGCACACCTGATCCTGCAACTGTATCAATCAAAATTGAATTTAGTAATCTAAAACCATCAACACATTGCAGAGTGATTTTAGAGGTATCCTCAACACCTACTCCGTAAGTGCTGTTGTAAGCAGTGATGTATCCTGAGTAAAGATAGTAACGATCAACACCGCCACCATCATCATAATCTGCATAAATACGAATTTTGCGAAGTGGCAGTAATTTTCCATAGTAGGGCGAGGATGTGTTCTCGGCTGACCAATCACCATTAGCATCTGCTAAAACTACTGTTGCAGTTCCAGCCTCAAATTTATTAAGGATTCGATTTCTACCTCTGCGAATACTTACTTGCAAGGCAATATCTGAAACATCTACAACATCACCTGGGGCATCGGCTAAGATACCTGTTCCAAGTGGAGTAGTTGGATCATCGAGCAGAAGGGGGTTTCCGAAGGCTGGCCCGTTTTGGAAGTCAATAGAAACACCTACAACTGGTAAACCTGGCATTACAAATTAACCACGCTTGAAGTTATTACCCTGCCTGAAGTTTGACCTGCCAAAATTCCATTTCTAACAAACTCAGTTAAATCAGAGGCTGAGGTTACGCTGCCGTTTACAGTTATGTTCACAGTAGTTCCCATTCCGCCCATCTTGCCAAGTGGAATAACTGCTTCAGGGCCTGCCTCGCCGATTATTGCATTAGTTGCCCTAGTAACAATTCCACCTTCGGCCATTTTTCTAGCACCTGTAAATGGATCAATGTTTGGATTTTCTCTCATAAATACATCGCCTTGAGCCTGAAGTCTAGCGCTCATCCCTGCTAATCCTGCTGCTTCTCCTGTTGATAATCCCATTGATTTAAATTCTTTTGTTAATTCTTTTTGAATAACATCGTATTTTCCAGGATTTAAAATTCTAGCCTGAGGGGTTGCCATAGATGCAAGCAATCTTAAATATTCATTTAATGCTTTAAGCGCTGCTTCCCAACCTTCGGCTGCAAGTAATCCTTCAAAATCCCAACCATTGATTTTAGGAACCTTTAGAACATTTGCAACATATTTTAGAACTTCAGTAGTTGAAATTCCCCATTTAGCCGCTAGCGCTTCAACCTCATAAGTAGTTATCTTATTATCTGAGATTGCAATTAAAATATCAGCGTAGCGTTGCGCTGCAATTCTAGTTCTTTCAGTTGCTTCATAATTGGCAAGCAATTGATCATACATTCTTTTCTGAGCAAGATTCTGCTCTTTAAGAAGGTTTAAGCGAACTGCCTCAAGTTGAATAGGATCAGTTTCAGAAGTAGGTACTACACCCATTGTTTTTAATTTATTTAGGGCTTCGGTGCTTGCAAGTTGCTTCTTTTGCTCAGCAGTTAGTTTTACAGTATTACTTAAAGTCTTGCCAGTAGCAACTGTGGTTTTAGCGGAACTCTTTGCTATCTCAGTTGTTACTTTTTCTGTTTTAGTAAGTTCTTTATTATTCTTTGTTAATTGCTTATAGGCAACTAAAGAGGCAGTTGTAAAGACGGCAAGAGCGGCGGCAGCAGCAAGTGCTGAGGCTCCGCCTGTTGCGAAAGCGGTGGCAGTACCTGCGGCTGTGGCGGCTACTGCTTGTTTGCCAAAGGCAGCAGTTAAAATATTAATTGCGCCAGTTAAGGCTATTACACCTGCATAAACTTTAGTAGCAGCAAATGTACTTACTAATATTGCACCAAGAACTTTTATTGTGCCAATGTTGCGTTGAATATATCCAAAAAGATTAGTTACATTTTCAATTAAAATAGGAAGTTGAGTTAGGATAGTTTCTAAGCCAGCAGCGAGCCTATCTTTATTGGCATTAATCCAAGCCTCTAATTGAGGCAATACTTGAGTTTGAATTACACTTGCAAATCTTTCTACAACTGGCAACAGTGCGTAACCTAGAGTTTCAAGAATTTCACCATAGGCAATTTGTAAACCTATTAATCTAAACTCTAAAGTTTTAGCACGAATATCAGCCTGATCCTTAAAGGTTCCATTTATGATTTCAAGAGCCTTATTTAAATTCTTTGTTTTAATAATATTTGCATCGAGTGGAATACCAAGGCGAGTTAGTGCGCCAAGGTTTCCATTTACTGCCTTGCTCAACGCTAAGGAAACACTTTGTAAATCTTTTCCAGTTCCAGCACTAATATTTAGAGCAGTGCCTAGTAATGCCTGAGCAGAGGCAACATCACCAGTTGCGCGAGCAAGGGTAGCCAGCGCAGGCCTTAACTCATCATCCGCAACAGAAACTTCTTTTTGTAAGGCGGTTATGTATTGTTCAGTGCTTGCAATAGCAGCATCGGTAGCGCCAACAGTATTTCTTAAAGTTGAGGCAAGTAATGCCTGGCTTTTTTGATCATCCATAGCAGCGCGAACTGCATCAACGCCAACCTTAGTTGCAAAAGCAGCAGAGGCGGCAGCAGCAACTCCAAATGCTTTAACACTTCTCTTAGCAAATTTATCAAAATCTTTGCCAAGTTTGGTTATATCTTTTTGAGCCTGCTTAGAACCTTTAGCGGAGTATTGGGTGATAATCCGAGCAATAATTGCGCCAGTTGCCACTTTAACTCCTACCGTTTAAATTAGTTTGTAATGTTTTTTTAGCATCCTCTAGGGCTGCTGCAACTCGCTTTTGAATTGCCTCTTTATCTTTATCAACAACTGCCCAAATAAGGCGGGAGGCTTTGCCAAATGAATTGCTTAAATATCTAATAAATTGATTTTTTCTAGCACTGCCAGGTGTACGCCCTGCAACTTCAAATATTGCACCAGCCGCGCTCTTATTAACTAACGCACCTGCGCTAGTGGTGTAATCACCGCGAACTTTACCCTGCGAACGGCTTTTGGTTATGCCTGCCTGAATTGTGGAAACATCCCAGGCTGGCCAGCCAGCGCCACCGCGAGTTCTTGGATTAGCGGCTGGTGTTTTGCGCCAGCCGCGCATCGGTGTTCCATAAGCAGGATTAGTAAATTGAACAACTAAGTTATCTGCTGATTTCTCAGCCCTAGTTAATTCATCATTGATTACTTTATTGAATTTTCTAGCCGCCGCCTTATCAAATTGTTTTAAGGCATCAACAGTTTCTTTGATACCTGTTAAAACAATTATCTCATCGGCCATTTTTGTTTGCCTTTGCTTTTTCTTTTAGATAGGCGAGCATTGCTTCTAAGATGCCGTCGGGAGCATCTAGTAATTCATTTGGAGAAATTGAAAACTCCACCGCCAACATTGCTATTGTAAAAGTTAGGCTATCGCGGTGGATTCGGAATTTGGGTCTGAAATCATTTCTACTGATAAAAGTGTATCTAAGAACTCAGGGCCAAAAGGTTTTACAACTCGCCCATTATCTTTTAGAGATTGCCAGGCTAGAAAATAGATATGCTCCATTTTCTGATCCTCTGCAAATAACTTTGCTAATCCCTTACCGAACTTTTGCTCGAAAGCAACGATGGTGCGTGGGCGTAATGAAAACACGCTATCTACACCATCGTTAGTTACGATCTTTAGTGATAATCCATCCATTTTATTTCCCCCTAGTTAGTTATGTGGTTGTTTTTGTTATTGCACCTGATATTGGCCAGGTAACACTTGCTGTTGCTAGTTCACCGACGGCACCAGATAGTGGCTGCCATTCTGCTACTAGCGCATTGAATGCGTACTGCGGATTGGTTGCAGTTGTAGTTCCTGCTACTGGCTTAATTACCATTGCAGCAGAAGTTCCAATTGTAGGATAAACAATTGATTCAAGAAGTCCAGAACCGAAATCTTGGAAAAATTCAATTGTTACCTGATTATCTGCTAATCCAGCAACCCTAGTTCTTGCAGTATTTCCAAAAGATGTTGTATCTACTACATCTAATGAGGTACTTAAAGTTACTGAACTTACATAACTTGAAACATCTGTACTTGCGAAAACAACTGAAGCGTTTGTTAATACTATTCTAGGCATTATTAAACCGCCTTAGTGATTGCGCCAGAGATTGGCCAAGTAACGGATGCGGTGGCTAATTCGCCAACTGCACCTGAAAGTGGTTGCCATTCTACTACTGAAGCAGAGCATGTATAGGAAGGGTTTGTTGCGCTAACTGCTGATGAAGTTGGTTTTACAACAACTGTTGTATTAGTTCCAATTAGAGGAAAAATTGTTGCTTCTACATTTGATGTTGCAAAATCTTGATGAAACTCAAGAGTTAGGGAATTATCAGACAAACCAGCAACGCGAGTTCTTGCCGCAGTTGATGAAAACCCTGTTGTATCTACGACATCATTAGATGTGCTTAAAGTTACGCTTGCGATGTGATCAGATAAATCAACTGCATTTATCGTGATCTGCGCATTTGTTAATACTATTCTTGGCATT